TGCAATATCTTTTCCTACAGATTCTAGATTAAAATTGATTTTCATTTTATTATATAATATTAGATTATTTATTATATAATTAATTTTGTTCGCTTGATTCTTGTTCGCTTAGCAAGCGTTTTTTCTTTCTTAAATTTTGTTGGTATTCTCTCTGATATTGCTTAAAATCAACTAAAACAGGAGTATTTTTATTTACACAGTCTGCACCATATCCTTTAATAAAATTATATTCTGCTTCTTTTGCTGCTTGTTTTGTCAGAATATCCTTTCTTAATACTGATACATTATAATTTCTATTTTCTAATATCATTTGAGAGCTACATGTTGATTTATGGTTTTTATGTGTTGAAATGTGATGTCTTAAACGGTTTGTAATATTAGATGTAGAACCAATATATATTTTATTAGTGACATTGCATTTTATAGCATATACACAATACATTTTAGTATGGTTATAAATTTCCATTATATATATAAATATAGATTTTATATTTTAAAAAAAACTAGATTATTTTTTAAAACTTTTGTCTAAACATATTTTCTGCATGCATATTAATGAATTTCTTAAGTCTCAGTATCATCTTATATATTGGAACTTTCATATTTTGTTTTGTTTTTAATTTACTTATCATTTCAAGGTTGTTTTCTACTGAAAATGCGGATATTTGCTCTTTTAACATTTGTAAGCTTTCCCTAATCTCATCTATGTCAAATTTAGGACTTTGAATAACAGTAAGCATTGTTTCCAAATCTGATTTACATCTATTTAATAAACCTATTAGACTATTAAAATAATCAATTAATTTCTCTCTTTCTGCTTTATTCTTATTGTCTAAATTTAATAATGAGTATCTTTTTTTTAGTGCTTTCATATAATTACCTTCTTTTATCTGTTCCTGCATATCATCATTTAATTCTTTCCTTACATTATCAATACTATAGTCAAAATTACTTTCACCATCTATAAATATATTATATGCCTCAGTAATTTCAATAAATCGACCATTTAACATCGTTACAACATCCATTTTGATCATACTCTTTTGTTTTAAGGCATCTTCAAAAGTAATTCCATTATTCTCTCTTTTTTTTATTGCTTCATATGTCCATCTTAATGGATCACCTTTTGCATTTTCACCCATCTTGAAATCTGTAATAATTGTATTTTCAGAATTCTTTATTAATTCAAATACACTTTTAAAATGGTTGTATATCATATTTTCATTTTTCCCTTTTACTGTGCTGAAACTATCGTAGTCACTGTAGAATATATTTCGTTTCACTTTTGCGGAACCCACAATATTAACTTTACTTTCTAACGACATCAATTTTGCTATTTTTTTTATGTTATTATTATATTCTTTATTATTCATATATACAGTACTCTATATTTTTTTTATACTTCTATTATCTCATTATCATCATCATCGTCATCATCATTATCATTATCTTCTTCAGAATCCTCATCAAGTTCGGTCTGTACTTCTTCCGAGTCGTCTTCTGATTCTGATTCTATTACATCATAAAATACCCTTAATACTTTGTTCAAATCTCTTGAAAAGTCCTTTATTATATTTAAATTATTAACAACTTTATTATATGGTTCCTTGTAATGTTTTTCTACATCACTTGAACCTTCTAAATCAATATTGAGTTGATTTATTATAGCGTAATCCTTAATTATACTTACACCTAAACTTTCTTCTTTTAACAGTGCTTCTTGTAACACTAATTTTTTCATTCTGATATCTTGAACAATATTATTAGATATAATTAGTAAATCTCTTAGAACATTCATAGCTGTTCCTTCGTAGGTTGCAAGTCTCACATTTAAGTCATTCTCTATAGGATTTCGTGCTTCTGGATCATCTTTTAATTCATTCATAATTACTAGTTTTAATTGTTGTCGTGCTTGTTTTAAATTTGTTTCTATTTGTTTCTTTTTCGCTTCATAATTAGCTGGTTTAAATTGAAGGGTCACTATATCATCTACTTTATCTAGGGCTACTTGCACTGTTTCTAATTTAGCGTATTTTGTCAGATTGTCATCTGCTCTAACCCTAATGACTTTGTCAATCTTTTTAAAAATGGCGTCCATATATCCCTCTATTCTTGTCTTATTTTCTCCTATATCGCCTGTAGGGTTTTTAAGTGTCTTCTCATAATTATCTATTGAGGTTTGTATGGAAGGATCTTCCCCTTTAGTCATTATTACTCTAACTTTAAATGTGTTTTCAAGTTCTTTGTTCAAAGCATCACTTAAAAATTGTGTTCCCTTTGCAACTTTCAGATGAAATTCTTTAAATAAACTAAAAAACTTATCAAAACTTGCTTTAAAATTAATCGCATCTCTAATATTAGAATCGTCTAAAACTTGACCTTGAAATAATACCTCTGAATTTTTACTCATTTCTTGTAATCCTAAACGCTCAAATTTCAAAGCTACATCAAATATACTATTTGAATCTAAACTATAAACTGATGTTTCTAAATATCTACTCATATATAAATAGTTAGATATAATTCTTTGAATCAATTTAATTTATATCTTAATATATAATATAATGCAGTATTTTGTAACCTCAACTGACCTACAAGCAATATTTAAAAATTGTAAAATAGTTAAGTATGCAGATTTAGACCAATATTCAGATATTTATCAATTATTACCAAATAGAATGGATTTCGTTTTCCTATTAACTGAATCAGAAAAAAACAGTGGTCATTGGACATTATTAATAAGAGATGATAATGTTTTGAATACTTTGACAGTTACGGAACATCACCGAAGAATATATTAGACTACATACCAAAATATATGAATAGAAAATTAGGAAATAATTATGGTGAGGATTTAGGTAAAATGATAAAATCAATAAAACCAACTGATAAATTTATATACAATAAAACCAAGTTTAAAAAAGAAGCACCTAATATAAATACTTGTGGTAGATGGGTTATAGCTAGACTCAGTTTATTTTTATCTGATGATTTAAATTTAAAAGAATTCACAAAATTAATGAAGACAAAAGCCAAAAAGCTAAAGATGACAAACGACGAATTTATAACATTTTTAGTAACTGTAAATTAACATTTAAATAAAATCTATAATATAATATATAAATGTCAAATAATTATTTTTACTACACAGCATTAATAAATAATGATGGTTCAACCATTCCATCAATTGAAAGCAATGTAGAACCAAATTTTATTTTCCAAGAAGATAGAAAGGTTTCATTATTAGATAATCCAGAAGAATATGAGGTAGCTGTTCAAAGTTGCATGATGGATTTAAAATCAATTCCAGTTTTTATTCCAACAATTAAATATAACACATCACCAACTGCTTTACAGAAAGTAGAAACTATTTATGAAGTTACTTTAGAGTATGACGATTATAGTGCAACAACTCCAATTTATTTTGAACCACAAGACCAAACCATATCACTACCTAATTTTATCAATGGATATGCAAACTATAAAAGTGGATATTATAATTTATATAATTATGAGTTTTTATTTACAATGGTTAACGAAGCAATACGAACAACCTTTATTAAATTAGTTGATGTTGTTACAAGCTATAATGGAACATTACCTAGTGCTTTTTCAAATCTTGCAAGTAGTGGAAATTATGAAATTCCTTATTTTATTTTTGATAAAGAAAGCTCTCTTATTTTCTTAAATTCTCCTAAGGCTACTTTTAGTGATTCAAATTCAAGCCATGTCAATATTATGTTAAATCGTGCTCTGTATAGATTATTTAACAGCTTACCTTTCAAACTAGTAAATAAAACTTTTAATACATTAGATGACACAACCCAAACCACAATTAACCAAACATTATATAAATTAAACCTATCAAATTTTAAACAAGCTAATGAGGTTGAAATATTCCCACATCTTAGTAATGGTAACAGTGGTACAGTAAAAACAACTCATATGTTGATATACCAAGATTACGAAACATTATCAACATGGTCACCAGTTGAAAGTATAGTTATTATTGCCCCAAATTTTCCTATAAAGTAATGAAGTCAGTGCAGATTTAGAATATGTTGATGGAGCACCAAAATCAATAGGAAATGTTAGACATGAACACGAAATTTTAGAGATATCAACGAACTCACCAGTTCCAGTTATTATGTATGAACCAAAACAATATAGATTTATGAGTATGAAACAATCCGACGCTGGTTTAAAAATGATGGTTCTTTAGTTTAAAATTAATGTTTAGAAAAATTAAATAATATCTCAATAATATATATATAAAATGTCCGAATTATCTACCGTTTTAATTCAAGATAGTCGTTATAATGATATAACCGACCGTGTTACAATTGGTGTAAAAGATGGTCCAGCATCTGTAATATACCAAAAATACCAACCTAACAGTAATTCTACTAGTAGTACTCTTTTTAATGTAAATGTTCCTTCTGAAAATACTCTTGTAGATCGTAATATACACATTCAAGCTACTGTAAGTTGTTATTACGAAACTGCAATTGTAGCAGGTGCAACTGTAGCAAATGGTAATGCGGTTATCTTTAAAGTTGTACCTAGTGCTTTCCCATTAAATCAAGCTCTTCAAAGTGCATCACTTACCCTTAATAATTCTAAACTTTCTGTTCAAACTCAAGATATTCTTCCTGTATATCTTAAACAATTCCACCAAAAATTCTTAAGCAAAAATTGCCAAATGACTCCATCTTTCGTAGACAAATATTATGGTAAAGTTGCAAGTGCAGTTGTAAATGATGGTGCTTCATCTTATATGTCTGGTATTGAATCAGGTGATAAAGACTCTGACACCGTAGGAAGATTTAATGAAAATTTTACTGTAAGTGTATATTTAGGAAGTGTTGTAGCTGCTAATCTTGTAGCCCCTGTTAATGGATTATATACTGTTTTGAATGATGCTGCTGGTGCAGTTGCAACGAATGTAATAGTAGTATGCACTGCCACTGTTTCTGAGCCACTTCTTGGTCTGCCCACAGCTGTTATGAAGGAAGATGAAAGCAACTACCTAGGTATTAATAATTTAGAATTACTCTTACAATGGAATGATATGAGAAATGTATTTAATATCAGTGGTTCAAATGTATGGAGATCTTACGCCGGTGGTGTAACCGATCGTTTAGTTATTTCTGATGCCGCTAAACTTAACTTAAAATATATGTCTCTTCATGCTAGTCAATATGCTAAATTAAACTCTAAAA